CTTCAGGCCAATTCCGTATGATGGTCTCCGAAGTAATTCTCAAGTCATAATCATAAAGACATAGCTTGCCGTCCTTATCTTTACGCTGAACAACCTTCGCTTTCTTTAAAGCTTTCTTCAGATCCTTGCGGTATAAATAAGTGCACACCTGATCATGGCACCAACGCTCAAACGTTTGCTCCAATCCTTCAGGGAAATATTCACACGGATCTGTGTTCGGTAATGATTTGAAATACTCATCAACCTTTTTCATGGTCGAACGATAGTCGCCCTTGAAGTTATTGTGTGAGTAATCCATGTCACATCCACCATGACCATCGTTGCTCACCATGGCGAACGGCTTGCCATCCAGATAGACATTTGCCTGATAGCAATATGTCTCTTGACTTGCCCACTCTGAGAACTTGATAGCTTTCATTTCCAAATTCATAATCTTTCCTTTCTATATGTATTACAAATGTTGAATGGTTGTAGTCTATCAGATGGGGCAGGGGTGTCAACAAAAAGATAAGATTTACACTATTACGCACATTCAGCGAAAAAAATATTTTTTTTTTTTTTTGAGAATTTAATCTTGTAAATCTTGTAAATCCCGTAAATCACCCCTGTTTTATATAGCCCAAAAGATTTACACTGATTTACAAAAACACCCCTAGATTTACGGTAACTTCCTTATATTGAGGTTTTGAAAATGTCCAAGCTTGCAGAAATCTAGAAATTAAGCGTAAATACCGTAAATCTAAAATGATTGTTACTGACGAGGGAAATGATGGCTTCGATCAAAAAGAAAATTGAAGAAGAACATGGGAGACAATTGACCAACAGACAGATGACTTTTGCTACTCATATTGTGGAAGGCATCTATTCAAATGCTGAGTGTGCTCGGAAGGCAGGGTATTCTGAAGACGTAGCACCGAAGCAAGCATCAATACTTTTGAACGGTCGGGATTATCCGCACGTTGTGGAGTATATCCAAGAACTGAGAGACGAACGCGAACGAAGGTATGGTGTCACAACTATTGGTCAGTTGGAGAGATTGTATAATCTTTCGCTAGGTGCTGAAGAGGCAGGTCAATTCTCAGCCGCTATCAATGCTGAAAAAATCAGGTCAGCTTTGGGAGGTTTGACCATCGATAGACGAGAAACAATAAACACAATCGATCAATTATCTAGGGATGAAATCACCGCACGATTGGCGGCATTACAGAAACAATATCCACAGGCATTTCAGATCGAAGGTGAATACAGGGATATAACAAATGAGCAAAGGACAAGAGGCGAACTTCTGGAACTTGATAAGGCAGAACTTACCGAAGAAGTGCTTCGCAACGAGGATTGAAAACAAACATGGGGGCGGTGTTCCTGATGTCCACATGGTTTGGGATGGGTTGCCGTTTTGGTGTGAGTTAAAGGTAAGCAAAGGAAACGCTGTAAAACTCACGCCTCATCAAGTTGCTTGGAATATGGCGTATTGGGCACGAGGTGGGTCAAATTTTTTCTTAGTAAAGAGCCTCAAGGACAGCGATCTAATTTTATTTGACGGTGATCAGGGAACATATTTGATCAATGGTGGGATATCCGAGGCGCGTGGTCAGCGGTTCAAGAATCTTGCGCCCTTGTTCTGCGCCTTGCGCCCTGTTTTGGAATCTAGAATGTCTTGCGCCCTGCGCCCTGCGTCTTGATTTTATGTGCGGGTCTGCCCGGAAAGTTGGGCCAGGATTCCTGGTCCCATGAAAAAGTTTAGGGCCAGGATATCCTGGCCCCATTGTTTAGTGTTCTACTATCGCGATTGATTTTGCTTTGCTCGATCCCCTACAAAGTTTGCAAGCTGTGCATTGAACCCGTCGCCCCGCTTCTTTGGAAGCTGGACAAAGTGTTTCGTTTTGTTTGTCCAAGTCTGCTAAATCCTGGATCACTCGGAAAGTACGCCTTCCAGCTTTCCAATGTTCCTGGGCTTGCTCGTAAGTGTCCGCGGATTGCATACAAATTTCCGGCGACCATGCGCTTTGATGCGTATATGCTGTCCATGTTTTAGCTTGGCTTAACAAATTATCCCAAACATATTTTGGAACCGCTGCGGGGTCGCCATATGTTCCGACTCTTACGAATCTATCACGACCCATTTCGATTGCGTCGCCAGTCTGATAAACCCCGCGCTTGTATGACTTCCAAACAATTAAGACGCCTTGCCCTAGGTTAACATAACAGCGTCGACCTTTTGCAATCTTGCGCTTTGGGTCATCGGTCGGTGTTCCTCTCATTATGCAATTGCCACAAATAGAAAAATCCGCGCCAGTCTTTGAAGCCTCGAGCGGATTAATATTTTCTCTTAATATGTAAGTTTGAACGACCTTGCCAGTCTTTGTGTTACGATCTGAATATGTAGCAATCACTACAATTTGCTCGTTATCCAATAGACTAGGTCCCTTGTATATAACAGCGTGTTTCAACGTGTATCCTTTCGTAATAGTTAACAGTTATATTATAACCAGGCTACAACGAAACCACAAGTAAAAAGTCTTGCGCCTTGTTTTCACAACTTAGTTAAATCTTGCGCCTTGCGCCTTGTCTTGCGCCTTTTAAGAAAATAAAAACCCCCAGGGCCAGGCCCCAGGGGGAAAGGAAAGTGCTCGATAACCCTCGAGCTTGGGATTAAAGTGTGGGAGGGATTAGGGTTAACCCTCAAAGAACGACCGCCAGTACTACCATGTCCAACCGCGTTCTTACCTGGCTGCATCCGCTAAGACGATCCGCTAAGATCCTTCGCCATTACCTTAGCCCCGCACTGTGAGGGCTTGTTCAGTCACCACAGAACGGACCCCGTCAGGCCCGTTCTATCTCATATCTCATATTTTTGCATCCATTTGCATAAAGTTTGACGGTTATTTAAACCGAGTAACTCCGCCGCTGCTACAATCTTATGGTTAGTTTGTTCGAGCGCACGTCTAATGTAAGCTTTCTTTAGCTCATCGATGTGAGCTAGGACATCCATGTCCTCCCGTAGCTCTCCCTGGCTTACGCTGTGAGGGTTTACTTCCTGGGTTATGACATAGGCGTCATCGATAATAACTTTTATTTTCATAGTCTTTCCTTCCTTTCTAAATGTATAGAAGTGCTGGCCCTGGGCTGGGCCAGCCAATCAATACACTCAGTATTCTGAGGGCAACATGTGAACAAAGAATTGTCCGTTGTAGGAGGACCAGATCTTGATCTCGGGCAACGGGAAGTCGGTGTATTCGAAGGTTTGTGTCGCGACCACGCCGCCATCACCGTCTTCAATTGAGAGTGTTCCCGTCTCATCTTTCACCGTTAGCGTACTGAAATATATATCTAAAAATTTATTATCAACCTGTGCATCATCAATAAATATATCAAGCGCATCAAATAGCCAATAAGCTTGGAGTTTGTCCGCGACGTACTTTGTTCCGTCGGTAAGTACAGATTTACTTAGCGGCGTCCAACGATAGTAAGCCTGGGTTCCAGTGAAGTCATTTAAATTGATATCTAACATTTCATTTTCCTTTCAAATAATTGATATCATGATAGTAGCCCGATTGTGGTCGGGCTACAAGTTTTTTATTGAAACAATCCAAAGCCATTGTGACCGCATATCATGTCGATCTGATACTCTATGCCTCGAGCGGTCGGTTCTTTGTCAAACTCTAGCTCGGTAGGTAGACAAAATTCGTAACAGCTGCACATTCCAAGTAAAGCCTTGTGTCCTAGGGATTTCTTTTTATGCGCCTGTCTAACCAGCTTCTGAATAGGGGAGGTCACTAGTATTGAAGTGTCTTCCCGCAGCGGAACATACTCGAGGTTCGTGTAGTCTTGCCCGTCGAAGTAAAGAACCGCGACACCTGCGCCGCAATAACTGTTCCATACTCCGTTGCCAGATACTTCGTCTTCCCTCGGTAGGTCGATTACTTTACATTTTTCCATTAGTCTTTCCTTTCAAATATTAACTAGGGTTAGTGTAGCCCGATTGTGGTCGGGCTACAAGTGAATTTATTTGATCCATTCTTTTCTATGAGACTTGCGATAATGTGCTTTCACTTCAACAATGGTCTCATGTTTGATAAGCTTACCGACATCTACCGCCTCATCTAACAGCTCGTTTTTATATTTATCGATCATACGACCGATCAAGTTAAGCTGTTTCCATGTGGCCTCGTATTCTTGACGATCCTCAATAACTTGATCAAGTAAACCTTCGACCGCGTCATCTAATGTAAAAACGTCTTTGACTTCCATTTTTTCTTTCCTTTCAAATTATTAAAAACGAATCACTTTAATCCGTTAATCATAGATTAACCTGAAAAATAAAAATATGTCAACAACAAAACAACAAATAATCTACAAATAATTAATCTTTTTTAGGGGTTACTTTGCCGCATCGCAGCAAAGGTCCGAGGGTCGCGACCCCCTATCCCCCCTATTTGGGGGGACTGTTTGCGTATATGCGTACTATATAGTTGGTATTATAAATTCATTCGGGGATAATTTCATTGGCCCATGTCCGGGACTCCTGGCCCCCGGAAAAAATTGTGGGTGTATTTTCATTTGGGATTGTTGTACAGTGGTCGTGAACCAAGAACCGAGGACCGGGATATGGCAGGATTTTTTAGTGACTTAGCGATGGGCTTTGGAGCGAAGCCGAAGACTAAAGATTATATAGCGAGGACGGCGAGGACTATTGCTCGGAATGAGGGCAAGAAAAGTGCTTCTGAGTCTGGCAGGGCGAGACGGTATCAGGCGCAGTACGGTGTGACGGCTGCGGATATTGATACAAATTTTGATGTAGCGGTTAAAAAAACGAGACCCAAGGATAAACCTTTATCGAATATCAAGACGGTTCCTACGACTACGAAGGCGAAACCTTCAGACATAGCAGCGGGAAAACAGTTTGCTGAGTCTATGAAGAAGGCGAATGAGTTAGCGAAAGCTGGTAAGTTACGAAGACCTGGCACTACAAGAACAGTGACGCTTCCTGGTGAGGGCACAGTCGAAGTGCCAGTTGCTGGTAAGTTGTTAAGCGACGCAAGACCCATTCGTAACTTGGCTGCTTCACCTTCTATATCGATGGAAGAGGCAAAGGCGGCTGGTGCGAATATTGGCACGGGATACGATCCTAAAACTAAGACAGGTTACACGGACACTGCGGGACAGGATTTAACCACGGGTCCATCTAGGTATGGACTACAAAATACGTTGCTTGGTAAGGGTATTAGTTTTCTTTCGGGAGGTCGTTCTGATGATCCGATTGTAAACACTGTAGGTGGTAAGCCTATTTTTCAAAGAGCGGACGGAAGTTTTTATGCTTTTGATGCATTGGGATTGCCTTATGACATTGCAGATCCAGAGGTGGGCACTGCTCCGAGCACCTTGGACGTTGATCCAGAGGTTCGAGAACGTCAGTTGGCGATGATGAATGTGGGTAGCACGGACGACGATGATAACAAGCCCGTTGCGACTGAGGTTGTAAAAGAGCCAGATGATCCATGTCCAGAGGGATATAGGATGAACCCAGAGACAAAGCAGTGTGAATTAGATCCGTTCAAGCAACCGTTTCCTGATCCTGTAAAAGACATTGGTATTCCCACTCCAGTTACAAATTTATCTCCGTATACGCAGATGGCTCCGGTGACCTTGGGTCAACTAAACCCAACAGTTGTGGCAAACCCATTACTGGCAACACCGCCCAGAGCGATGCCAATGCCGCAGGGCGGTCTTGGGTCCTTGGCCCCTGTACTAAATAGAACAAGTTAACGGACCATGAACCTCCAAGCTCTCCCAGAGGAAGCACTGAAGGAGATCTTGGCACTTACTGAGGCCAAGAAGAAGTTAGATTTACGCGAAGAAGCGGTGGAAAAGTTCATGCCGTTTGCTCATCATGTGTATGACAACTTCATTGAGGGTCGGCATCACAGGATTATTGCGGAAAAACTTGAACGTGTTGCACGAGGGGAACTCAAGAGGCTTATAATTAATATGCCTCCTCGTCATTCGAAGTCGGAATTTGCGTCATATTTAATGCCAGCATGGTTCTTGGGTCGAAATCCTAAGTTGAAGATTATTCAGGCGACGCACAATACGGAGTTGGCGGTACGATTTG